TGTCGCGGCCTTGCTGGCCCTCGGCGCGGATGTCGAGCGGGCACTGCCCGCCCTGGCCGATATCAGGCCGCCGCCGGGGCGCGGAGCGCGGATGGTCCTGCCCATCGGAGATGGCGAGCTGTTGCTCATCGACGAGAGCTACAACGCCAATCCCGCCTCCGTCCGCGCCGCATCGGCCGTTTGTTGAGCGGTCGCGGCATTGGCGAGAGCCGTATCTGCCGTCTGCTGCGCCGCCCCCACTCCGGCGAGTGCGGTATCGGCGGTCTGCTGGGCGGCCGCTGCGTTGGCGAGCGCGGTATCCGCCGTTTGCTGGGCCGTCGCCGCGTTGGCGAGCGCGTTGCTGGCGTTGGCGAGGGCCTGCGCCGCGTCGTCAGCCGCATCGTCCGCCGTGGTCTTGGCGTCCGCAGCGTTGGCGAGGGCGGTGGGCAGGTCCTCCTCTACTTCGGCAAGACGGTTCTCGTGGTCGGCGAGGGTGGTGGCGTTGGCGCTGATGTCATTCAGCATCCCCTCCACCGTACCGTCAAGCGCCTTGTCGTTGTCATAGAGATCGTTGATGATCTCCGTGTCGACGTTCTGGTTGCGCCTGATCTTGCGATACTTGATGCGCGTTGCCATGTCACTTCCCCTCGAAGGTGAAGCCGGGGAGGCCGTTGGAGAACGTGCCGCCTTCGCTCGCGCAGACGTAGATGTCCGAGCCGAGCTTGTAGCGACCGGGGAATTCGGCGTCGGTGGGCGGGTCCAGCTTCGTGCGCTGGACCTTGAACGTTCCCACCTTTGCGGTGAAGGTGGGGGCGGTATCCACTACGATCGCGGGATTGAAGTTCTCCAAGCGCCCGGTAGTGGTTTCGAAACTGCCCGCACGCCCACTACCGATCAATCCCGTAGTGAACTGGAATCCCGGCAGTGGATTCAAACCGCTGCCGACCTGCGCCACGCCGTCTATGTAGAGACGGACCCGATCCGTACGGACTACCGAAATCCGGTAGCGTTGCCCCGGAACCCATACACGATCCGCGGACGAGTAGCCTACGCCATCAAGTAGTAGGAACAGCCTACCGTGGGCTAGGTTCGTTCGGTAGAGCGCAAGCGTTCCGGTTTCGTTCCGAAAATCGAATAAGAAATGATTGCGATCGATTGCGGAGGTATCGGGATAGTAGTCAAATTCTAGCCGCCAATCCGCCGGGTTGAATGCGGATGCGGAAACTTCGTAAGGCGTCCCAGCATAATTCCGAAGAAGATCTACGTTCACAACCTCCAAGTTAGCATGCCTGCCCAAGTCATCATCATCGTGGAGCAGAAGATCGCCCACCTTGATCCCGGCAGCGCGGAACCCGTCGCCGATGAGATCCACGAGCTTCGAGCCTGCGGTGAAGCCGACCTCGTGCTTCCCATCCGGAGCCGCGCGAGCGATGCGGTTCCAGCCGATGTCGTCGTCGAAGAGAACGGTCTTCTTCTCCTCTTCGTAGTTCATATCGACGCACACCACCTTCACACGCTTGCCACCCCACTCCAGGCCCACCTCCTCAACGCGGAAGAGACGCCCTTCGTATCCGGTGTCAAGCTGCGACCCGGCGAAGTGGTGTATCCGGATGAAATCCCCGACCTCCAGTTCCAGAGCGAAGAGCGGGGCGTAGAACGTGGCGACGGTGCGCTGCTCCATCCGGTTCGGTTCGAAGAAGACAGGCTGATCCCGGAGCACGCCGTCACGGTAGACGTAGGCGCTCGCGAACCAAGACCAGTCCACGTCCACTTCCAGGACTCGTCCCCACTTCTTGATGAGATCCTCACGCTCATCGAGCCCGAGTTCGTCGATGAAGCCGGGACGAGTGTAATCCTTCAGGCCCGTATGGTTGAAGCGGTTCGCGATACCCCACCGCTCGGCACCGATGGGGATGGTCTCCTGCCACGAGTCGCGCAGGATCTCCCATTGCGCATCGTAGACCACCGATCCTGGAACCTTCTCCGCCAACGTGGCGCGGTTGAAGGTCTGCTTCGAGATGCGCAGCTTCCCGTCCGCGTCCCACCATAGGTCCAGATTGTAGGTGCGGGCGATGGCGGAGATAACGGAACCTGCGTCTTCCCCGTAGGTGTACGTCCCGCCGACGCCGCGCGAACTGCCGAAGTAGCGGCGGACCTCTTCGAACGACGGGTGGTGGAGGCGGTGGTATGCCTTCTGTCCGGCGTACAACCGGACGATGTGTTCGATGAGGGAAGCCGGGTCGTGTCTGCCGTCGTCAGGATACTGAGAGAAGGCGGGGTTCCCAGCTACGCCCTCCACACCGTTCGGTAGCTGGACGTAGACGCGCCCATCCTTCAGATGCTGGAGGAACGCGTCGTAGAAGATATGGTCGGACCACGTGTCGCCGTTGCTCAGCGTTTTGATCGGAATCTGCGAGCGTCCGGTGTAGTTCTTCCATGCCTCGGTCGGCAGGTGCGTCACGAACTCCATGATGATGGCGTACCAGACAGAACCATCCGGCGCACGCACCTGCTCCGGGTAGAAGTAGAGATCCATCCCGTCCAGGTAGCGCTCGGCACCGTAGTCCAGCCATAGGTCGATCTGACGCGTCGTTTCGTTGTCGCTCAGGATGCCGACGCGGAACTCTCCGAACTTATGCTTCCGCGCATACATCGAAGCGGCATCCACCCTGCCAGGACACGCCCAGATGTTCTTCGTAACGCCGACGCAGATGCGCAGGGCGTCCGCAGGGGACGGCTCGTGGGTGCGGGGCGGGACGCTCCAGGTACTCGGATGGTTCCGGTTCTCGGAGGTCTGGATGATAATGGGCTTCACCCACTCGTCGCCGAACGGGACCGGAAGGTGCGGGTCGTCGCTCGGCGAATCCTCCGGCGGCGGTGCGCCGAACTTCTTCAGCAGAGCCGCCACGGTGGGAGGTTCGATCATCTCGCCGAAGATGCTGTCGGTGGCGTCGATCAGCGCGAGCTCGATGTAGGAAGCCGTGATGGAGGAGACACGGTCCACTCGCCAGAGAGGGCCGATGCGCCGGTAGAACTTCGGCGACAGGTTCCGGAAGCCGACGCGGATATCCACCTGCGCCCGGAGGAACGTGGGGTCGCGGAACAGCTTGTTCAGTTCCGCGTCGTTGTTCGCGAGACGGAGGGTGGTGGACATGCGTGCGAGCCCGCCACCCGGAGACATGCGGCGCCCGCAGTAGGCGAGGTCCAGGACGCGTCCATCAAGCTGGATGGCTTCCTTGCCCTTGCCGACGGGGCGGTCGATGTCACTGTAGTGATACGTCGCCCACGAAGAACCGCTCGGGATGTCCAGCCGAACGTGGAGGAACGGGTCCTTGCCCGCACTGTCCTGCGGGACCGCCCGCATCCCGCCGCCCTTCAGCAAGTCGGTGAAATCGAATCTGCTCAGGTCGTTCCCGGCGAAGGTGTAGTCGCGCGTGATCAGGTCTTCGTCGATGGCGAAGTAGTCCCGCGCCACGTTCCCGAACGCCACCTTCGCGATGTCCTCGGCGTAGATGGCGTTCGTGGTCTTGGAGAACGTGGCGTCCCGGAGGACGGGACTGATAGTGGCCTTCGTGGCAATCTGCGCCACCTTGGGAACGAGCGAACCGAGGGCGTGCGGCTGCGGAACGGCACGAAGGTTGATGGTCATGGTCTACCCCTGAACGATGTCCAGCTTTCCATTCAGAACCGGAGTAGCTCCGTTCGCCGTGCGGAAGCTCATCATGAAAAGACAGGCTCCCGGTTGCACCTGAGGAAGTCCGAGCGTGATGCCATCCTGGAAGGAAGGTACGAAGTTCACCAGCGGGAGATCCAGGATACGCTTGCAGAGCACGAGCTCGATGCCGCCCGCTGCCTGCGCCACGCTGGCCTGGAAAGAGACCAAGGACTTGACACCCGTCGAGCCTGCCGGGAGGTCGAACGGGATCATCTGCCCAACCTCCCCGCTTCCGGCATAACTGGCGGTCGCGACCTGGAGCTCATCGTTCTGGTTGATGAATTCCACCGTCCACGTGGCAGGCGTCGCGTTCGCGAGTGCCGTGGTGACGCTGGCGTAGAGCTCGACGCCGACGCCGTCCGCGTACCTCTGCACGCCGGAGGGCCATGCGATGTCCTGCTTCGCGGTGCCCGCCGCTGCCATGTCCACGAAGTTATTCCAGATGCGGTCGGCGATGGCGAAGAGGTTGGACAGAGTCGCGATCATCGAGATACGACCGACGTTCGTGGTCGCCCCGATCAGCGAGTCCTTGAAGGGGATGGCGCCCGCCTTCGTATTGTCCATGAACTCTCCGTTCAGGCCAGAGGCCGTGACCGGCGCGTTCGGAGGAAAGCCATCCCCCATGTGGAAGAGGTCCACCGTCTGGTTCGCCGCGAGCGTGAAGGAGTTCTTCCGAAGGGGGAAGCTCTGCGCCTGAACGAGCGCCGCTGCCAGTTCGTCGAGCGTTGCGATCATGTCCTATGCTCCAGTCTTTCCCCACGGGTCTTCCGTGAAGGAGAAGTCCACGCCGTCCACGCGTCCCGGCAGGATCAGGCGGTGGCTCCAGTTCTGTTCGGTAAAGCGCCCGAGCATGGCGTCCACCCCTTCCACATCCGGGATGAAGATGAACGGGTGGACGCGCCCCTGCACTTCCTTCTTGATGTTCTCCACCACGTTCTTCTCGGCTGCGGTGACACCCTCGTGCAGCGTGCCTCGGTAGCTGCGCCGCTCGCTTAGGAAGTACGCGTGGACCGCTCCGTACTCGCTCTCCTGGAAGGAGTCGTTGACGTGCCTGCCTACCTCCGCGCCCCAGACGAATCCCGGAAGCTCGACACGCTGTCCGAGCCACCACTCACCAAGCTGGAACGGGCGCCCATCTACGGTGGAAGGGTTGTCCACGATCAGTCGCCAGTAGCGGAACGTCCAGGTCTCGGGGAGCGCGGCGAACGCGGTGGGCTCGTCCGTAGTGATGATACTGCGGCTGGACCACGGGCCGTTCAGCGAATTGGCTCCGTAGAGCCAGACGCTGGAACCGGAATTCAGATTGTGGTTGATGAGAACTACGCTGTCGGCGGAGGCGGGCGAGGAAAGGTTCTTTCCGAACTGGCTCGTCTGCTTGACGCCGAACCGCGCCACCACTCCGGCCCTCCGCTTCGTGAGATTGGAAGGCCTGAATGGCGGCTCAGTCTGGTCCTGACTGCTGGACAGGTTCCAGGGAAGACCGGCGTAGACAGCTATCCACGTACCGGCACGCTCGAGGATGTTGTCGGTGAGGACCGCTGCTACGCCCATGATCAACCTCTGGAGGATACGACAGCCGGGTTGAGGCCAAGCTGCCGGATGATGCTGTCCATCTGCTCGATTGCCATCTGCCGCAGAACAGGGCCGATCTCCCGTAGCAAGAGCTCACGATGGAGCAAACCACCGCCCGCCTGGACGACAAACTGCGGGGCAACCGTAACAGGCCCGCCCCCCATAGGCGTTCCGACCTTGTGAACGCCAACAGGACCGCCCTGCGCAAAGGCAGGCAGGGCCTTCGGGCGGGGCATGTCGCCGACCCGGTTCAGCCAATTGAGCAGCGGCAGGCCGAGCTTCCGGGCCGACTTGGCCTTGATGACGAACTCCTCGTTGGAGAGCAGGGCAGGGATCTTGTCATCGGTCGGACCGCCGGGACCCCGCACCGGACCACCTTCGGAGAAGCCGAGAAGATCGCCGAGCAGACCGCCTCCGCCTGCCGCACCACCCGTGAGAGCGGTGACCAGACCGGAGGTGACGACCTGTCCGATGATGTCCATCACCAGACTGGAGATGGAGTTGAGCAGGTTCTCCAGCTTGAGGAACCCCTCGCTCATCGGGTTGATGAACTCCCGACCGAAGGCATTCGCCATGCGCTGCGCCGCAGACTTCTGGATGGCGATCTGTTCCGCCATCCGCTTCTCGGTCTCAGCCTTCGTGGCAGCGGTGACGGCCTGCTCGTACTGCTGAAGCAGGAGGGCGCGCTGCTCGGCGTGCTCCTGCTCCGTGATGAGCTCGTCCTCCAGACGCCGGTTCAGAGCCTCCAGCCTCTGCTCGTGCGCCACCCGGAGATCGTCGAGCTCCGACTCCGTGAGCTCCGCCCGCATGGCGGCAGTCTCAAGCTCCACGTCGCGCCGCTGGCGCTCGTGTTCCCGTGCAAGCTGGAGCTCCGTCTCGGCAAGCTCCGCATCACGCTGACGCTGGACCGCGTCGAGCTCTGCAAGGTAGGCGTTCTTCTCCTCCTCGCGGATCTTCTCGTCCGCGATCTTCTTCTCCAGCTCGGCGATCTGCGCAGCGTACCGAAGACGAACCTGCTCCAGCCTATCGTCCGCGAGATCCGCTTCGATGATGGCAGTCCGCAGGAGGGAGGCCGCGATGGCGTCGGCGGTCTTCTTGGCCTCCTCCGCCACCTTATTCAGAGCGGGAGGAATGGTCTGGACGGCCTTCTTGGTTTTCTCTACCGCCTTCTTCGGTGGTTCTTCGGAGGCAGTCCAGAGATCGCCGACCGCGTCGAAGGTTCCCTTCCAGTCATGTAGAATCTCACCGTCTGCGGTCTTGACGATATTGTAGGCGTTGCGGAAATTACCTTGGACGAGTTCTACGAGAGCGGCCCCGAGCGCGCCGATGCTCTTCCCAATGTGGTTGAAGATTTGCCAGACGACCTCACCCACCGTCGCCACGATCCTGAAGCCCGTGGAAATGGTCTTGGCGAAAGTGTCACCTTCCTTCGCACCCTTGATGAGACGGTCAGTGAGCGATAGCAGAGGCGGCAAGATTTCCGCGATGACGGAATTGGCAACGCCGGTCAGGACGCCGCTGAGCCGGGCCATGTTGTCATTGAATGCTTCCGCCTGCCTTGCCGTGTCATTGCCGATGACCAGACCGAGCGACTCGGCTTCCGCCTTCAGAGCCTCCAGACCGTCCCGCCCATTGTTCAGCATGGGGATCAGCTTGGCACCCGACTCGCCCATCAGCTTCATGGCGAGGCCGGCCTTGGCGGCCCCGTCGGGCATCTGGCTCATCCGCTCGGCCAGATCGAAGAATACCTGCTCGCTATCCCGCAGGCTTCCGTCGCTGTTCTGAATGTCGATGCCAAGCTGCTGAAAGGCTCGGGCAGCCTCTGCGCTACCGTTGGTAGCATCCACCATCTTCTGGGAAAGCGTACCGAGCGAGCGTCCGACCTCCTCGATGGACGTGTCGCTAAGGTTCGCAGCGTGCTGGAGCCCGGACAAGGTTTCCACCGCGACGCCAGTCCGGGTCGCCATCTTCCCGAGGGCGTCCGCTCCGTCGATAGCGGAGTCTACGAAGGTGAAGATCTTGTCTGCCGCGAAGGCGCCTGCGATGGCACCACCGAAAACCTTGAGGGTGCTCGACATCTTGCTGAGCGCTCCACTCATGGTGGAGTTCGCCTTCGCCATATCCTTCTGCAGCTTGGCGACGTTGGCGTGGATGTCGATTAGAAGCTGTCCGACTTTAGCTGCCATCCTTGTCCCTCGCTTTCGCCTGCGCGAATCCCGTCAGGTAGTGGGCCACCGCCTTGATTTGCTGCGTCGTCATGCGGTGACCCTCTGCAGGCGCCTTCTCGATGTCCGGCAGGTAGAAGAAGTCAGCCGGGTCCCAAGGCTCAGCACGAACCTTGGGATCCCGGTTGACATTCGCCACCACCGAAGCCAGAACACCGAAGCGGAAATCCTCCCGCTGCCGGGACTCGTCGAGCCTTTCGGTCAGCGCCTTGAACTGGCGCGGCGTGAGACGCCAGAACTCCTCGTCCGCCAAGCCGAGGTCAAAGCGCGCGATGGCCCAGAGCTGATCCCACGTCAGCCGTCGCGCGCTTCGGGAGGGCGGTGCGCACCATCCTCGTCCGGGATGGAACGCTCCACGACCTCTTCCATCTTCTCGGTGAACTCGCGCATGGTGGCGAGGTCCAGCATGGCCCCCACCTTTTCCTTCGTGAGCTCTTCTCCGTGGTCGATGGCGTCGGTCTGCAGCATGGCGGTGATGAGCAGAAGCATCTTCGCCGGCCTGCGGAACTCCGAGAAGTCCAGTCCGTCGAAGACGTTCACTCCGCCATGCTCGTCGAGGTAGGCCATCGCATTGAAGTCGAACGCCAGTTTGCGTTCACGATCGCCGACCTTGATGGTGGTGGTGGATTTCACGTTGCCTCCCTGTCAGGGCGCCGGGTTGAACGTGGGCTCCCCGTCGAGGTCCACGGTGAAGGACGCGGTCATGATGCCCGCAGGCGTGACCTCGCCAGGCTCCCAGTTCGAGGCGATGGCGGGGAAGTCCCACGTCTCGCCGTCCGGGAACTCGATCTGGTAGTTCGCGGTCTCCCCGACCTTCGCCTGGAGAGCCATATGACCGGTCGTGTCGCTCGGATCGAAGTTGACGTTGACGCTGGCCTGTCCCCACTCGCGGAGACCGCCGAGCTTCTGCTTCGTCTTGTTCGGGGACTGCATCGTGGTGCGGTCCAGGATCTCAGCGCTCACGCCCGGAGGCTTGATGCTGGTGATCTCCCCGACGGTGTCGTAGGTTCCAGGGTTCGCTTCGTTCTCCACCTTGAAGAGCGCACCGTATCCGATCTTCGATTCTGCCATGTCCTTCTCCCTTACGGCACCGGACGGTGCCAGACCGTGAAGTCCAACCCGACACCGACGATACCGGTCTCCTCGTCGGGTACGATGTCCTCTTGCTGCTCTAGGAACGCGCCTTTCACTGGGACTCCGTCCCATTCGCCCCGGAAATAATGGAGCGCCTTCACCACCGCCGAAGCCGCTGCCTTCACGATGGCAAGTCCGTTCTCTGTCTCGCTGTCAGCGGCAAGAACGCTGATGCGCAGGATGGTCCGCATGATGGTCGGTGGTCCGTTCATCGTCGGCTCGGGGTAGTCTTCCGAGAGGATGACGATGGCGGGGTAGCTGGCCTCCTCCGGCAGTTCTCCGCCGCAGACCACGCTTCCGGGCGCTACGAGAGCGGCGACGCCGGGATTGCTCACGAGGTAGCTGCGCGCACCTGCATCGATGCTCATGCCTTCCCCTTACCCTTCTCGGCTGCCTTCTTGACTTCCTTCTCCAGCCGCTTCTTCGTGTAGTCGATGGCGGCTGCGATGGCGTCCATAGTGGAAGCTTCGTACGCCGGTTTGATGAACGGCTGCGGGCGGATGCGCCCGGTGTATCCACGCCTGTCACCCGTCCGTTCTCGCATCAGCCGGATACGCTTCGTTTCCTTGCCCCCACGAAAGCGGGGGCGCGTTCCATCTTCGAACCACTTCGCCCAGATCTTCGGGTCGTTGACGAACGTGGCCTTGCCCTTGTTCTTTCCCGTCTTGGTAACACGGGGTCGCGGGTTCCGCTTGATCTCTACGAAGGCGTAGGGGTTCTTCCCCTTCTTCGTTGCCTCTTTGTACTTGATGGCTTTGCGAAGACGGGACTTGGCGGTGCGGCTGATGTTCAGCTTTCGCACGTTCCTCCGGACCGCCCCTGCATATGCCTTGGCGGAGGCGCGCACCGCACCTCGCATGACGTTCCGCTCGATACGGGCACCGAGCGACTTCAGGGTTTTCGAGATCTCCTCGGCCCCGTCGATGCGGATTTTCATGCGTTGACCTCCACCGCTTCTATGGTCATCTCGAGAGCCTCGCGAAAACCGAGCTCCGTCACGCTCTTGATGGCCCACCGCATCCCCTTGTAGAGGACGCGCATGTGGGAGTCCACATCCGGTCGGTAAAGAATGCGGACCGTCGCCGCCCTTGCCGCTACCACCTGCGCCGAGACCAGACGCTCGCGAGCGGTGGTCTCCAGAACTTCAGCCCAGACGGTAGCCACGTCCTCCCACGCTTCGCGACCGGGAGTGGGGTGCCCGTACTGGTCCAGCGGGGCGGCTGCCTTGCGCTGGATGGTGATCCTGCGGTTCCTGCGTCCGGCTTCCATTAGATGAACCCCTCCACCTTGAACGGCTGGAGGAGCGCGTCGAAGGCAAGTGGCGTCTCCGCGATGGTTCCGGCGATGACGGCTTCGCGGTGCTTGTAGAGATGCCCGCAGAAGAGCTTAATCGCAGCCTTGATGCTCTCGGGCACCGCATCCGCGTTCTCGTAGCCTGCGGTGAACTCCACCGTCAACGCTCCCGGTCGCGTGATATCCACGACAGGCCATCCGTCATGGAGGATCACGCGACCGGGCTCGCTGGCGGAGTCGACGGTGTAGGATCCAGGATCGATGTCCCGCTCCACGCCGTCGGTTCCTCGATACGCCACCCGCTGAACGCTGACCAGAGGCGCCTTCGGCAGCTTGATGACCGCCGCAGGGTAAGGCTTCCCCGGGCGCCAACGCGAAACCGGGAGCTCGTCGAACACGATGGTGAACGTACCCTGCATCATCTGGCGTTCGGTGAGGGCTTCCACCTTCTCCTTCGCCGTCTGAAGCAGGCTCGTCAGCAACGAGTCCTCCTCGTCCCCGTCAACGCGCAGATGCAGCTTCAGTTCTTCCAGACTGACGGGAGAGCCCGTCCCGCCTCCGGTTGCTTTCAGCGAGTAGCGCATGACTTACTTCCTCCGACCGTTCTTCCGCCGTCTCCGGCGGGATCGCGGTGCAGGGGCCTCTTCGGCTTCGGGCTCTTCCTCGTCGGTCTCCGGCTCCTCGACGTCTTCCTCGTCAACGAAGACCGCACGCTTGCCGTCTGCCCACTTCTCAGCCTCCTCGTCGGGGAGCGGAACCTCCTGACCCGCACGCCAGGAGAAGGAGGCCCCGCTGACCCCGACGAGGAGCTTGATGCGCCGCATCAGGATTCGGCGTTCTGGAAGTACTTCACCGCACCCCCGACGTCGAGGAGCCTGCCGTCGTGGCGCGAGAAGGCGAGGAAGCCGACCTGACCCCTGCGGGTGAAGGCCGAGTCGGTCATGCGGAAGAGCATGACCTGCATCACGTCGCGGATCTGATAATGCTTGAAGTCACCGAAGAGCACGCTCTTCGCCCCCGCCGCCATCTCCGGCATGTGCTGGTTGATGGTGTAGCGGTAGCGGAGAATCGTGTCCGGCTCACCCTGCGCGACGCCGGGGAGCCAGAGCGGGCGGTCCTGGGTGTCCTTCAGCTTCTTCAGGCTCTTGAGCGTGGAGTCGTGGAACATAAATCCGCAAGACCCGCTGCTCCGGTACGCCGGATCAACCGAGTGCTCGAGATCGACGAGGTCTTCGTAGGTGATGCTGTCCACCTGCCCCTCCGCCGCGACGACGCCTTCGGCGGCGGCGGTCACGATGCCCTCCGGCTGACCAACGCCGGTCCCGACGGTGAAGTGGCGGTTCGTGATGCGGTGGATCCGCTGCGCGAGCCGCCCGTTGATGTGGGACTCCAGGTCGACCGCGTTGTCCTGGAGCAGGGAGAACGGAACCGCGAGGTCCTTCGAAGAGTAGAGGAAGGCGCCGATGGACTTCGTCCCGAACCCGAAGTCCTGCCTCGAGACCTCGGTGTTCTCACCGACGATCTCGCCCTCCTCCGACGTGGCGTCGGTGGTGGCGAAGTCGATTGGCGCACCCGTGGAGGTCTGGACCACGCTCGCGACCTCACGCATCCCGCCGAAAGCCTTCATGGCCTCCAGGAGACCGCCGAAGCCGCGCGGCACGGTGTAACCACCCTCGGCCGGGACGCCCGTCGACATCTCGTTGCGGACCACCGCCTGCCGCTCCCGGAGCTCCGCCTGCTCCTCGGGCGAGAGGCCCTGGAAGCCGTTGCGGAGGAAGCGGTTGTAGAGCGCGCGCTCCCGCTCCGCGTCCACCCCAGCACGGTCGGCGACGGCGCCGTTGTGATCACGGGCGATCTTCGCAGCCGCCTCGACCCGGAGGATCTCCTCCTCCCGGTCGATCATGGCGTCGACCTCACCGATCTCGTTGGCGAGCCTGTCGTACTCCTTCTGATGCTCCGGCTTCCAAGCGTTCTGGTACTTGTCGTGGAGGTTCCGGAGCGCCATCGCAAGCGCCTTCCGCTTCTCCCGCATCTGCTGGATCGTCATACCTATCTCCCTATCGGCGTCGCCTAGACGCCTCTCGTCGTTGAACTGGTAACTGCTACCCGATCATCTCGAGCATCTTCAGGCGACGCTCGTTCCGTGCGACGATGTCCTCCACCGCCGACTTCTTCGCCTTCCGGTTGCGTGCGGCGGGGCGCATCTGACGCACCGCCTCCGGAGCGTTCTTGAAGGCCGCGATGGCTTCGCGCCAGCGAGCCTGCGCCTCCTCGTCTTCCTCCTCGGGCTCGTCACCCTCGAGAGTCTCCTCCTCTTCCTCCTCGGCGTCCTCGGGGATCTCCTCTTCCTCGGACTCCTCCGGCTCCTCGTCCTCTACCTTCACCGAGTCGATGAAACCTTCGGCCTGCGCCTCCTCGGCGGTGAACCACGTCTCCGCCGCCATCCACGAGCGGATCTGGTCGTCCGTCTTCCCGGTCTTCTTCGCGTAGTCCGCGACGATGGTGTCGTCCACCTTGTCCAGGAGGGCGGCGGTCTCGCGGAGCTCATCGGCGTTCCCGATGGCGAGTCCCCATGCGTTGTGGATCATGAAGAAGGAACCCGGCTCCGCCCGGACCTCGTCCGCCGCTATCGCGACGTAGGTCGCAGCGGAGGCGGCGAGTCCGTCGATATGGGCGATGACCGAACGACCGGAGGCGCGCACATCCCGGATGGCGGCGACCATCGCCCTCGCGGCGAAGACGTCACCTCCCGGCGAGTTGATGCGCAGGTTGATGGTCTTGGCCTTGAGCGCCTTCAGCTCCTTGGCGAAGTCCTCGGCGTTGAGACCACAACAGCCGATCGCATCGTAGAGCATCACGTCAGCTTCGTCGAGAGCCTCCTCACCTGCCTCGGCGCGGAAGCGTCGGAACCCCTTCGGCGCCTTCGCCCGGTTCTGGAAGAGTGCGTTCACCCGTTTCTTCATTCCCATCGACATCTCCTGGCTCCTCGGCGGGAGCGCTCTGCGCGAGGTAGATGGAGTCACCTCCAGGCACCTTCGACATCTTCTTCTTGCGGCGGATCTCGTTCACGGACATCCAGCCGGAGCCTTGCGCCCCGCCGAGCGCGGCCCGGAAGTAGTTGAGCTCAGCAGCCGAGTCGCCCCACATCAGGGCGTCGGTGTCGAACTCAAGGAAGTAGACGGTGGACCGAGGCCAGAACTTCCGGTTCATCTCCTGCGTCGCACGCTGGAGAGGTCCCTTCAAGGTGTAACGGACGAAGCCCAATCCCATCTGTTCAATGCCACTGCCCCATGTCTGCGTCTTATCAGTCTCGCCGATCATGAAGGGCGGTACGCCGAAGGCGCGGCAGATGTCCGCTACCTGGAAGAGCCGGCTCTCTAGAAGCTGAGCATCCTTCGCGTTGATGTTGAGCTGATGCGCCTTCGCACCGTGCGTCAGGATCAGCGGCATGTAGGCGTTATCGGGACCGGTGTACCGGGCAATCCATTCATCCCGGAGCTCCTGCGCCTGCGCCTTCTTCAGGGCACCGGGGACCTCGAGCGCGAACTGTCCGACGGTGCCGTTGCTGAAGAAGCGCGCGGCGTATTCCTCGGCAGCGAGCGAGAGCCCGATGGCGGTCTTCGCTGCCCATTGGATGACGCTCATGCCGCGGACCCCGTCGAAGCCGAAGCCGGGGAAATGCAGGACGTCGTCCTGATCCAGCCCGAGGAACGAGCCGTCGTAGAGCCTGATGTAGTAGCGAAGGCGGTTCTGCACCCGCTCCACCGTTACGTGCTGGCGGGGAATGGGGAGAAGGTCCCGTATGTTCCCGTTGCGGTCCCGGCCGATGGCGGCGATGCCGTCACCGTGTAGCATCTGGTCCTTCTGCATCCACTCCCAGAAAGAGGCAGCGGTCATCAGGCTGCAAGGCTGCTCGTTCAGGAGCCACCATAGACCGTTCGCCACCTTCCGGTCAGCCTCCTCGAACTGCCCATCAGGGAGCCGCTTGTAGATAACGATCGGCAGACCCGCCACCGCCTCGGACAGGAGGCGGACGCACGCGAAGACCACGGTGGCGCGCATTGCCGTGTCCGGCGTGACGAGCGGCCCCGCCGCCGACGGGCCTCCGTGGCTGAACATCACCTGCAGGTCAGACCACGTTCGGAGATCCGAGACAGACACCTCATCACGGATCTCTGCGATCTTGGCCTCCAGTTCCTTGATCTTCTTCTTACTCCTATTCCACCAAGCCATCGGGTGCTCCTAGAGAGCGTAGAAGAAGGACTCGTCGTCGTCCTCGACCTCTCGCCCCATCCAGCGGCCGATCGCGCCGATGAGGCCGACGGCACCGTCAATCTTGTTCTCCGCGCGTTCCTTGCGAGGGAAGACGTTGTCCTTGGCGTCCACCTTCGCTACGACGTTGGACATGCACCACGATAGGACCGGGTTCCCGTCATGTTCGATCTGTCCGGCCAAGATCAGCTTGTCCGTCTCCTTCATGGGCTCGCTGAAGTTCTTCACCGTGGCTCCGTACTCCACCATCGGGAAGCCTTCAGCCATCATGCGCGTCGCAAGCTGCGTCGCCTGGAAGGGGTCGTACGCCACTTCCTTCAACTCCAGAGTGGAGGACAGACCTCGCAGGTACTCCTCGATGAACTCGTAGTCGATGATGTTCCCGGGAGTAGCCTGGATCCACCCGGCGTCCGCCCATGCTCTGTAAGGCACGTTCTTCGCTTCGTCAATGCGCTGCTCGGGGAGCCAGAACTTGGAGATGACCCGGTAGCGGAACTTCGGGCGCTTCTCCTCCGACTCTTCTTCCTCCTGCCCCTCCACCGGGAGGCGCACCACCACGATGCAGGCCGCGAGGTCCTTCTTGCTGGCGAGGTCGAGGAAGACAACAGCGATCTCACCTTCCAGGTCCTCGATGCTGAAAGGCTTCTCACACTTCTTCCACGCCTCCAGGTTGAAAAACGGGGAGCGAGCCGTCACCCATTGGTTCAGATGCTTCGTGCGGAAGGTGCCGCTGCGGTGAGCATTGAGGATGGCCTGTCGCTGCTGCGAGCGGAGGAAGTCGATGGACACCGAGACGCCCGCGTTCGGGTTCGCCTTCCACAGAGCCGCCTCCGTGGTCCAGTCCTCATCGGGATCCAGCGTGAAGATAAGAGCGAAGAGCTCTTCGTCCACGACCAGACCGTTCAGCACCCGCTCGGCTTCCTTGCGTGCCTGATAGCAAGGGCCTTCCAGGTCCACGCCTGCGGTAGTGATGGTGTAGAGCAGAGGTTGCGAGCGGGCGCCCATGCCCGTGAGCATCGTATCGTAGAGCTCCGACGTGGCGTGCTCGTGGTACTCGTCGATGATGGCGCACGACGGGGAGGCGCCATCGCCCGGCTTCCCAATGACCGGCTCCATCCGGCTGCCCGTGCTCTCCTGGACCATCGTGGACGCGAAGACCTCGATGCCGAGCGCGTTGCGCATGGCGGGCGTCCGTTCCACCATCATCTTCGCGGGACGGTACACCTCCCACGCCTGCTGATGGGTGGTGGCGCCGCAGTAGACCTCCGCGCCTTCCTCGCCGTCGGCGAAGGCCATGTAGAGGCCGATGCCCGCCGCCTTCGTGGACTTGGCGTTCTTGCGGGGGACCTCCTCGTACACTCTCCGGAAGCGGCGGAGCTTGGTGGTCTGGTGGACCCACCCGAAGATCGAGGCGATGCCGAAGATCTGCCAGTCCTCCAGCTTGATCTTCTCTTTGCGCTTGGCCCAATCACCTTTGACGTGGGGAAGGTGCTCGATGAAGGCGCAGGCCCTCGCGGCGCGCTTCGCGTCGAAGACGTATGGGAACTCCTTCGTACCTGCGCGAGCCAGATCATTTAGATGACGCTGACAGGCTTTGACCGCGAGCTCGCCGGCGATGATGTCCCCCGACACCACCCTCTCCGCGAAGCGCGTCGCAATCTCGGCGTAGCTACGGATCCTCGGCTTCGTCGTCTTCGGCGTCTTCGTCGTCTTCCTCGCCGAGGCCGAGTCCTTCCCAGAAGCTGTTCGCGCCTTCCGCGTTGCCGCCACTTGCTCCTCCAACCTTCGGTACTCTCAGGATACCCTCCGGAGTGAGCCCGAGAGCGTGATACAGTTTCGCGATCTGCTTCTCGAGGTCGCTGAGCTGACTGATCGCAGGGTTCTTGACTGGATCCATCCGGCCCGTCGGTCCCCTCTCCCGGAGGAGGAACCGCTGTCCGATGCCGTCGCGCATCTTCTCGGCTCGATACTCCAGCCGTGCGAGGTGCGTGATGGCTCGGCGGTAGATGGGGGACAAGGTGTTCGCGAGACGCATGTCCGCCACGATGGAGTCGAAGATCGCGCGTTCCTCCTCTCGGAGCGGGGCGGAGGGAGCGTATTCCTCTTCATGCGCAGGCGCCACGCTCACTCGATTGGAGCGGTCACGGCTGGGACGGTACGTGCCGCGAAGCTTCTTCATCTCTGCCGGCAACGGCGTCTTTCCTCTGGCCATCGTGCTCTCTCATGGTGCGGCGATCTTCACTGACCGTGCGAGAATTTCGG